ATTTGTTGTCTACAAGGTACGCTTTTACGCCTTCCTTATTGGTGGCAGACTGTGTGATCGGCTTCCACTGGTCGCCAACCAAAACAACACGTTCGCCGGTAGTGGGGTTGGTTGCAGTTTGCAAGCTCATGTTTTACCTTTGATCGGGGACAAATCCAGCCGGCGGTGCAATCTGCGCAGGCGCTGCACCTTCAGTAGCCATATCGCTACTTACAAACTGACCTTGACGTTCTTTCATTAAACGAAGAACAGTTTTACCCGCTTCTTTTCTGATTGCTGTGGGAAGCGTAGGATCGGCCAATTGACCCGCAGCTTCTTTGTAAGACTGCGTGTCTTTGTTTGATTGCGGGCCTTCAAATCGTGGAACCATTTTCAACACCAAGTCTGCAACTGGCGCAATTTTTCCAATTGCAATTGCGCCTTTTGTTGCTTGGCCAACAAAGCCTGCACCAATGTCAACTAGCCGACCTGCACCGCTGCCAGTAGATTGATCAATCAGTCCACCATCTTTTGTGATGTCGCCTAGCTGTGTAATTGCAAAATTAAGGTCTTTACCCATCTGAGTTTTTTGCGCTGCCGTCTTTTCGGCAAACGCTGAAGGCTTACCTTTAACTGGTGCGCCGCCCAGATTAGCAGGCGTAATTGCGCCGGTGTCCATGTTCATGATACCCAACGTGCCGTCGCTCATCGTTACTTGCTGCGTGCGGGGCGCTGCCTCTGGACGCGGCGGTCGAATAGCCGCTGCACGCTCTTGCAGGAACCGCATAAACGCGGGGTCTTGTTGAGCGCGCTCAAACTCGGCCACGCTTGACGGCGGTGCGGGCGGTCTTTCAACCGACGGCATCACAACGCGGGCGTTGCGAGGATCAACCAAGCCCACGCAAGCAACGTTGTGGTACGTGGGCTCTCTGGACGCCAACGCAATATCCGCGTCCATGGCACGCGCCGCCGCAATGGCTTGAGGCGTGCCCATAGCCAAAAGAGCGTTGCGTTTAGCCCGCAAACCACTTACGTCTGGTGCAGCTAAAGCATTTGCGGCTGGAGCCGGCGCAGGAGCAAGCCGATTGACAGGCTCAGGGGCCATGCCAAATGTACCTGAGCCCAGCGCGCCAGCTTGCATAGGCGCGGTCAACGCATTGGCGACAGGCGCAGCGGAAGAAGGTTGGCCCATGCGCATAATATTGGCAAATTGTGCGCGCTCATCCAACTTTTGACGCAGGCCAATACCAAACTCCATGAACTTGGGGTTGCCCGAATTGATATAGGCGTTAGCAATCTGGTTTATATCAGCCGGGCCGCCATGCTCTACAGCTTTGGCTTGAATTTGCTTGAGTGTTTCGTCATCACGGCGCATCTGATCAAGTTGCATCTGGCTGACTTGATTTTGATTTTGCATTGCTTGAAGTTGCGCAACTTGGGTGTATTGGGCCAACGGGTTGGCCACTTCAATGCCTTTAACGCCCAGTGCAATAGAAGGGTTGAGTGCCATGATTAATATCCTCCACCGGGCTGCATAGGTATGTCGTAGTACCCATAGCTAGCTGAAGCGGGCCCGCCACCAATTGCGTTGTATTGGTTCATAAAATTACCGCCAGAAACATTGCCGCCGCCGCCGCCCCTAATTGCATTGACCAAATTGTTGCCTTGGTTGTAGTTCAAATAGGTGCTCAAGCCGCCGGTCAAAGCGTTGGCCGCACCGACTTGACCTGCCGCGCTTGCGGCTGCGCCTGAGGTCATCAAGTTACCCATGTTGGTGGCGGCATTTTGCCCGGCAGCGCCAATTTGACCTGTGGCCGTCTGACCAATGCCCGCAAGAGCTGCCAAACGGTTGTAGCCTGTGGCCTCACGCGCTACGTTGGCGTTGTAGCCCGTCAGCGCCCGGTTGTAGGCGTTTTGGTACTCTTGGCTACCTAAGTCTTGGCCGAACCGTTGCGCGGCCTTCAACGCCCCGCCAGATATCAAACCACCCCTTGCGGCGGCACTTCGATCCAATGCCTTCTGGCCTTCCGACAATCGAAACGCATAGCCTGGGTCTTGACCCAAGTTAACTTGACCAGTAAACGCTCCCGGCATCATGTTGCGTTGCGCTTCAAGCTGGGGCAACGCGCGAACGCCAGCTTGGCGAAACGGTTCTTGCAACGCCGCTTGCTCTCTAAACATTTGCAGTTGCGCATCAGACGCACGGCTGGCGGCGTCTGCCTGCGTGCTGGCCGCGCTGCGCGATGCGCTGCTACCTAATAGTGAGCCACCAATAATGGCGGCGGGTATCATCCAAGGCATATCAAACTCCCTCGCTTAAAAGCTGTGCAATATTATGCACTTGCCGATTATCTACAGGTGCAACGATCATGTCGTCAATCTCATCTTCGTTGGTGCAATCAGTTGCGTGAATGCAGTACCAAACAACGTCTGTCAAAGAGCGAATGCCATGGTGTTTGCCCGCTTTAATGGTAATGCACGCCGGGGCGTGCATCACGGTAGATTCGCCGTCAACAATCAATTCAATTGAGCCTTTAGCCAGCACCGACAAATGATCAAACTTGTGCGTGTGCTGAACCAGCCATTTGTCGGCGGGAATGAATGTTTCCTTGGCGTAAACGCCGCCACCAAAATGATGTTGGATGTCAGGCTCGATAAACTTCATTAAGTCACCTCACGGCCACTGACGCGCATGTTGATAGCTGTGGCAGTGCCTGCCATGGTGCTGATGAAGTCGCCTATACCCAGCACCTGGCCTACCAACTCGGGGAAAGTATAGACCTCAGACGGTTGAAGCGTCTTGGTCTTGGTGATCAAGTTAGAGTTGCCCGCAGACCCAGACACCGTGACCAAGTTGACGCTGATGGTTGCAGCGGTTGCGGTGTAGTTGGTTGCGGTGAATTTGTCGATGATGGCCGTGACGCCAGTAGCTGTGTACTGGGTGGTCTGGGTTGCCTCGACGTTTTTGGCGGGAACAAGGACTTTGACGGTGACTGTCATGGGTTACTCCAGTAAAAGGCAATTGTTAGCGGCAGCTTGCATGATGACCCAATTGGTGCCGTCAGACACCATTGTCGCCCAATTGCCCGCAACTGCCAAGAGGATTGCGGTGCCCGCCGCCCCACCGGCTTGGGGGACGACGTTGCTCGACGCTGACACCAGCGTCTGGGCTTGATAATTTTGGAAAGTCAAGTACCGACCGGGCCATGTGGACGCAGTTGGCAAGGTGACTGTACAGGTCGAGCCTGACTTATTGTTGATGTACCAGTTGCTGGTGCCCACTGTAAAGTCTGCCGTTACAGTCACCGGCACGCTTGACAGCGCGGCAATAGACGCGTTGACAGCGCCAATGTCAAGAATGGGCTGTGATTGCAACCCTTCAATCTGCTTTTGCATCTCGGCCATCTGGGACACCAAAGCCGAACAACAGTCAGTCAATACGTCAGGAATTGGTAAGGTAACAACCGGCGGCAACGTTTGCAGTTCCTGATTGACCGCAAGAAGCGCGGCGTCATAGGATGCAATCAGCGACTCGGCGCTAAACGTAAGTCCAGAATCGTCAATGACCGCCGTGGCAACGTCGTTGAGCGACAGAAAAAACAAATACCACGCCCGGTCGATCAACCCGGTGCGCGGGTCGATCAACGGCACCCTGGGGGGTGTAATGGGCGTAGGCGTTGCGTTTGGGCTAGGCATTGGTCGGGCTAATGATTAACTCGGCCCCCATGATGGCCACTTTGACCGGATCAGTCATGGACAGCTCATAGACGCGATCCCGCAGCTTGAGCGTCATGCCCAACCGCCGCCAAAACGTCCTGTGACCATATGCGCCAATTCTGCCAAGTGGCGACCAATGCTCATTTGACCAAGTGTACCCGCCGTCGTCCGACCAACGCAGCATGGCTTCGGGGTATGAGCCTTGGCCTAGATTTAAGCCAACGCCCGTCTCACAGTCTAATTGCAAGCTGTGGTGGGCCGTGCGCCTTAAGTTGTTTTGGCCCGTGGGCAACGCCCGCCAAGTGCGCAGCCATTTCTGAATCTGGCCATTATCGGCGTACACGTCAAG